CTCCGTTCGAGATTCGCCTTGAACTACTAAAAATGGCGAAAGATATGCTTACCGATGACTACTATGGTAAGCGTGAAGTAATTAGCAATAGTTGGCATGCCAAATTAGATATTGCTAAAATCAATGGTGGAGAGTTACCTGAACATCCAGGATTCCCAGCTTTCCCATCAGAATCAGAAATCATAACAAAAGCACAAGTGCTTAATGGTTTCGTTTCAAACATCCCACTAGATACAAAGACTACTAGCAAAAAGTCCACCTGATAGGGAATTGGACAGGTGTGTGAACACCTGTCTTCTTTTTAAGGAGAACGTATGCGTACATATCGTATATACATACCAATATTATTATTAGTGTTCAGTATTATATTATTAACAAAGAATGCTTTTTCAGATGCTATTCTGCTCGATGTAAGTTACAATCAACTAACCAAAGAAACTCAAAAACAAATCGACTGTCTTGCTCAAAATATTTACCATGAGGCTGGTTATGAAGCCCGAGAAGGTAAGGAAGCAGTTGCCCTTGTTACACTCAATAGGACTCAGGATCCTAGATTCCCAAAAGATATATGCGGAGTTGTTAAACAAAGAACAACTTCAGTTTGTCAGTTTTCGTGGTTCTGTAAAGAAGTCTCAATAAGGAATAGAGATGTATATTCAGACGCAAGAGATGTGGCAGTTTATGTTTATGCCAACTATGAAAATTTAAAAGACATAACAAAAGGTGCGTTATACTATCACGCAGATTATGTAAATCCAAGATGGAAGCTCGAAAAGACTACTGTAATAGGTAGACATATTTTTTATAAAGAAAGTGGTAAATACTATGATGTCCAAAATGAATCTGCAATTGAAGGAAGAACAATCAAAACATTCTTTCATGCTACTGATGGAAGAGATAACTCTACCAAGCGTTAAAACTGCAGTCGAATGGATTTTCGAAGCAAACTTTTCTGAAGAGCCACCTGAATTACTTAATTTAATTATTACAAGTCCAGGTGGTGATCTTAATGCAGCGTTTGCATTAATTGACACAATGAAAGGTTCTGCAATTCCAGTTAGAACTATTGGTCTTGGCCAAGTTGCTTCTGCTGGACTTATGATTTTTATTGCTGGCGCAAAAGGACATCGTCTTCTTACCCCAAACACTTCTATTCTGAGTCATCAATACTCATGGGGTGCGTTTGGTAAGGAGCATGAATTATTTGCTCAAGTTAAAGAATTTGATTTAACTACTAAGAAAATGATTGCACACTATAAGAAGTGCACTGGTTTATCTGAGCCTAAGATACGTGAGGTATTGTTGCCACCTCAAGATATTTGGTTAAGCGCAACCGAAGCAAAAAAACTAGGACTATGCGATGACATCAAAGACCTTGCTTAATTATTGTAAATACTCTGGAATATGGATTAGTTTTGTACTAAATCCATGGCACTGGAGATTAACATTTGACTATAAAAAACCAGATGATATGGACCCTGCTTTATATGCAGTAAATTTTAGTATCGGTCCAATAACTGTTAAAGCAGCATTAGATGATGGATCATGGTAAAATTTAAGGAAACCCTATGAAAACTGAAATTAGTTTTGTTATTGCAGTTGCATTTGCAGTTATTACATTAATTCTTTCAATGGCGCATAATCAATATACCGAATTGAAATCTATGGAGAGAAATATTGAGTCTGCAATTGTAAAGGGAATTGACCCTGTTGCAGTAAAGTGCGCATATTCCCCTCAATCTACGATGTGTACCGTATACGCTGCAAAGGCGAAATAACCCTAAAAGTTGAGGGGATTACAAAATATCCCTTTACTTTTATTCCGATATAGGGTATAATATATACTGTGTTAACTACTTTTGATGACTATATTATGCAAATGATTTTTACATCACCTGGAAAATCAAAAAAACGTAAACCAACTGCAAAACAACGTGAGTTAGATGCAAATTGGGAAGCGTTAAAAAAGAAGTATGCCACAAAGACTGTTGCTCCAAAACCGCAACAACTCAGTGATGTATACTCACTTGGAAAACCTGCTTGTCGTGAGACACCTAAGATTCCGAGTCTTCCTTTCACTGGTGGACCATGCGCTTTAAAACCAAACCCAGTTTACACTGGTGATAAAATTAAAGGTATCGGAACTATGCATAAGTCTAATGCTATTCCAGTTTTCTCTGATCAAGAAGCAATGGAAATTGCAACTATGAGGAGAGGATAATGAAATACATTATGAAAATTAGGTTACGTAAAGATGGCACTTGGGAAAATGTTTATGATGACGGATCTTCTGATCAAGAGTTTACTCATCTTTCTAATGAAATGCTTGTAAAAATGCATGCGCGACAACTTCAAGAAATTGCATCTGATTACTTAGAACAAGCAGTAGAAGCATCGCAATATAGAGATGCAAAAGTAATTCTTGATCAAATACGAACAAAATTGATTTGACTTTTAACCTAAACTAGAGTATAATTATATTATGGATTATAAAACACAACGCCACGATCTTTTGATGAAGAAGATGAAACTAGATAAATTCTTTACGATGTATCTAGATAAATTTGACAAACAAATGGATCCTGAAAACCCAACAACTCCAGTTTGGAAACTCTATAAACAAAAGTCCGCTGAGTATAATAAGATCTCTCAAGAAATTCGTAATATTGAATATTGGATCAACAAGAATGTTTAAATCTTCTAATGATTTTTCAATGCATATTGAGCAAATTGTTCGTGATAACAATATCTCTTATATGGATGCTGTTCTTCAATATTGTAAAGAAAACTTTATTGAACCACAAGATATTGCTAAACTTGTTAACAAATCGCTCAAAGATAAACTTGAGGTAAATTTTCAAGATGAAAACTATTTACCAAAGCGAGCCAAATTAGATGTTTAATAAATTTCAATCTGAAATTGTTGTTGGTATCTTTGCTATAATTTGGATTGCAGCAGGATTATATTGGCTTATGGAGCAACCACGTCATGGCGTAGTTGTTATTAATTGTTCTATCGCTGAGATCTCTCCAGACTTTACAACTGAGATGAGAGAAGCGTGTCGGAAAGCACGAAGTGGACGGATTTAAAGCATATCGCTATTACCTCGCCTTAAAATTACACTTTACTTCTGAAAAATTTAACGTCTTCGAAAATCGAGGAAATGTTAAAGGATCACGTGAAGCATTTGAAGCAAGGAATGACCGATATATATTTGAGAAGTTGGCTAGGAAGTTTGGCAACGATCGTGATATCATTCAGTTCTTTGTTTCAAACTTTGCATATGGTAATGAATCTGCAATTTATGCAGGTCAAGAAGCCGATGATAATCTAGCAGAATGGAATAGACGTAAGCAAAGTATCACTAAAATTTTTATTGATGATTTAGCATCTTTATTAACTTATGTTGAGATAAATAAGTTACCAACTTCTAGTATTTTTGATTTTAATTTTAACGAATACCCAGCTGCATTAAAGTTGTTTCTTGGTGGTAAAATTTCAATTGAAACCCTTGTAATAGTAAATGAACTTGATCATATCGTTGAACATTGGCTTGATAATTCTTCTGTTCAACATATATGGAGTAACGAACTATTACGAATAAAGAAGTTGATTGGTTTCGTTAAATACGATAAAGAAAAACTACGTAAAATATTTACACACTTTGTTGAAGAGTTAGATTAAAATGGGTCGCACATATCATAAATCGTCAAAGAGTTTTGATGATTCAGATTTTGGTAATCGTTCAGGGAAACCTGCCAAACACTCCAATGGTAAAAAAACTGGCGGAATGAGAACGATAAATAACTATGTTGAAGAAGATTATGATTTAAACAATGATTCATTTGATGATGAAGTTGAACTAGATGATAATATTCAAATACAACATACTAAAAATAAACCGTAATATTAATACAAAGGAAATACGATGGACATTCAAACACTCCGCAAAATGCGCAATCAGGACTTCGGTAAAATTACTGAGCAGTTCGATAAGATTGCAAACCCACAATCAGGTGGCGATAAGAAGTCTTATCAAGACGATCGCTTCTGGCGTCTAGAAGGCGATAAGGCTGGTAATGGTACTGCCACTCTCCGATTCCTACCACGTGTAGAAGGTGATGAACTCCCATGGGTTCGCATGTTCAACCACGGATTCCAAGGTCCAACTGGAAAATGGTATATCGAAAACTCCCTAACAACTCTTGGTGAAAATGATCCAGTCGGTGAATTGAACACCATGCTTTGGAACTCAGGTTCTGATGCTAACAAAGAGATCGCTCGTAAACAAAAACGTAAATTGAGTTTCACTGCTAACGTACTCGTTGTGTCTGACCCAAAGCACCCAGAGAATGAAGGTAAAGTATTCTTGTTTAAATTTGGCAAGAAAATCTTTGATAAGATTATGGACAAGGCTCGTCCGACTTTTGAAGATGAAAAGCCAGTAAACGTGTTTGATTTGTGGGAAGGTGCCAACTTTAAATTGCGCATGCGCAAGAAAGATGGTTATGCTAACTACGATGAGTCAGTGTTTTCTGACCCATGTCCTGTTGCTGAAAGCGATGAGGAAATTGTTCGTATCGTTAATGGTCAGTACAAGTTGTCTGAGTTTACCGATCGTAGCAACTTTAAGTCATATGACGAATTGAAGAAGAAACTGGATGCAGTTCTTTCTGGTGATACTTTTGCAGGTAAGTCTGCTGCTCAAATGTCTGAAGAAGATCGTCCAGTTGCTCAAGCACCTACCTTTGCTTCTAAGCCAGCACCCACTCCAGCCAAGTCACTTAATAATGACGATGAAGATGTGATGTCTTATTTCAAGAAGATTGCTCAAGAAGAATAACTTGAGTAGATGTTAAAAAGGGCACTTCGGTGCCCTTTTTTTATGCGTATTTACTTGCTAGGTATTTACTTTGAGATGATTCTTGGTTTCTTATCGCAGGTCTCATTTGAACTTGCGTTGTATTATTGTTTGTAGTAACTGGTGCATTAACTACATTAGTCTTATTAGAAGCAACAGGTGCACCTGCGGCACCAGCATTCTCTGCTGATTGTTGTTCTACTTGATTAGCAGAAGTAGGTGTGGCTGCTTCTGGTGCAGCTGGTTTCTTAGCATCAGATTTGAATGGATAGAATGGTCCAATCGAAACTTCTTTTCCAATGACAGGAATCTTAAATTTAATTTCTGGTATTCCGATGTTTTCTATAACACCAACAATAGCATCTTTAATAGCAACCCACATATCAATATATGGTTTGATAACATGATCATACATCCATTTACTCATATCACCAAGAACTGCTTTAATTGCTTCTTTATCAAATAACCCGAATGTTAAGAAATCAATAATACCAGCAAGTCCAGCGATAAGTGCTTTACCAATATCACCTGTCTTCATAAACTCATCGAAGCCATCCATAACACCTTCGAATAATGCTCCGATAATCATACCAATCGCGAATACTTTACCTAATGCTTTGAGAATGGTCATAGGGTTAAACATTGCTTTGAATGCAGTCATTAAACCAGTACCCAAGAAACTCATAATAGTATCTAATAATCCACCACCCTCTGCTTTGGCTGGCTCTGCTTTTTTATCACCAGCATTCTTATGAGCACCACCAGTATTCTCAGCAATAGTTTTTAGAAGGTTTAATTCTTCTTCAGTCATTTTCTTAGATTCTGATGCTTCCTCAGCCCCTTGTGTTGCTTCAGCAGCAGTGGCTGTTGGAGTTTTGCCAAGTTCAGGAACTGCAGGAGTTGGAACTAAGTTACTCATTCCAGCTTTTTTCTCCGCTATTTTTGCTGCTTGAGCAGGAGTCATCTTTGCTGCGCCAGCAGTAGGAACTAGATTACGGTTTACTGGAGTTGGGCTATGAATATCAGTTGCTCTTTGATATTTACCAAACTCATCAGCATTTGATTGCCTATCTTGTATTAGTTTAGCAAACTCTGGACTAACTTTCTTTAGATGTTCTTCATCATCTATTTTTGCAGTCGCTTTGTGTTTAGCAATAGCATCTTCAGTTTTCTTTGTTGCTTTAGATGCTTTGGCAGCACCCTCATAATCTTTCTTAAGATCTTTTGTAGAAGCAGTGCTACCAAGTGCTCGCTGTTGCTCAACAAATTTATCGCGTTCCAGTGTCTTATTAAAAACACCACCAACATTTAATGCGCCAAGCATAGTCTTTTTAAGACCACTGGCTGAACCAAACTTTTCTTTAAGACCTTCTTTTTTATCAGCCATCTTTTCACCGAGAGTCTTAAAGGTTTTCATACCCTTTGCCATCTCAGCAATATTCTTTGCCTCTTTATCCCATTCTTTTTGGAAATCTTCTTGAAGTTTCCAAGAACGACGACTAGATTTTAATTGATCCTTGGCCACCTTCAACATTTCTTGTTGAATTTTAACATAGTCAACTGGCGCTGCTGCTGGAGTAGTAGGAGTTTCTGCTCGCTTAACTTCTTTAGATAAGTCCAGTAGTGTCTTAATAGAAGTTAGTTCACCAAGAGCAGTTTGCTGGATTTCAAGCAATTTAGCAAAGGCTACATCATCCCAAGCAACTACTGATTGAGTAATAGTTTGTTGTAGATTAAACCCCTGCTCTGCTGGTTTTTCTTTTGGTGGACTTTTTCTTTTTGCCATTTTAGATTCTCTTGTTTGCTTCTATTCGTTGTTTTTCTTCTTCTAAATACTGAATTAACATAGCAACATAAACTTCTCGCTCAAACGGTATCATATCTTCAATCTCTGCCAAGGAGTATTTGTGGTACTGCATTAGAGCGAAATTCATTTTATAATAGTTCGCTAAGTTTTCATGACAGAGATTCATTAAAAAAAACTTTGCATTCCCTCCAAAACTTTCTTATGATGTAGACCGCAGATTGGGCAGTTATATTCAACTTCCTTCTTAATCCTCGGTAACGTCGCAAAGAAGTTTTGTACTTTAACAAACTGTTCAGAATTTAGATTATACAAAAATTCTAACAGTTCTTCTTTTTTAGTTTCTTTAGCATAATGAATCTTATCACCTTCATAAATTAGATCAATACAACTAGCAACAATATCAAAGATATTATCTAAATCGTCTTGATCAGTTTTTTCAAGTTTAGTCATCAATTCAATTGTTGGATATTTCATCATAATACCAACATCACCAAATAATTCAATTTTATTAGTATGTTCCGCTGGGAACTCTACTTCAATCTTAGTAAGATCAATAGAGATCTTTACTTTGGCTTTATCATTCTGATCGCCATGATCAACATCGCATGGAAAGAATAATTCTATAATTTCTCCAACAGACTTCGCTCGAATTTGAGTAAAAATATACTCAAGATCAAACGTAGAAAGAGAGTCAGGATCAACTTTATCTATAATACAAGACCTGATAACATCTTTCAAAGTATCAACCATAACAACAATATCTTCACTTTGTTGCGCAATCAATATCGACTTTTCTTCTTTAACTAAAAATGGGCGATACTTAACACTCTTTTTAGTAGAAGGTATCACCAAGTTATATGTTGGTGTACTCATTATTGGCAAAGCCATAATTTATTCTCCTTGCATTTTCTTAATCATTTTACTCAATTCAGCAGTGCTACCCACAAAGATAGCATTGTTGGTCACTTTATCAGCAGCACCTTTTTTCGGAGCATCCAATTTTTGTTTTTGCTGGTGTATATCTAACAGTTGTTGGTTTACATCAGCTAATTGTTTCATAAGGTTACCCACGACTTCAAAAGCACGTGGGTGTTCAGATTGTTTGGCAACTTCCAACGCATGATATAAAGCATTCTGTCCAGTTATCAATAGTTCGCGTAGATTTGCTCTAGTTGTCTCATAGTCAGTTTCAATTTTACCTTCAGTTGTTTTTACAACTTCACCAGTAGTATTGTCAATCACTTCAAGTTCTTTTTGTTGAGGTATCGTATTAAATACCTCAGATAATGTATCATCGATTTTCATATTTATCCGTCGCTACGTGTATTCCTTGTTGGAGGATCGCCTGGGAACCCTGCGCCGAACGCTGCTGGAGATGGGCTTCCAAAGCCACCTGTGCTAGCCATGGGTTGTACTGGGAATGCGCTTGGCGCAGGTACGCTAGATGTTGCTGGCATGCCAGCTGGGAAGGTTGGGGCTGCTGGTGGGGTAGTAGTTGGTGCATTTGTTGCGCTCCCTGCGATCTTTTCTTGTGTACGACCGAATGCGGCAATACCTAAAACTGCACCCATGGCAACGTGGAATAAACCAGCACCTTGTAGAGTTAAAGGATTCCATTGAACTAACTGTTGATGTTGAATGGTTTGTACCAGTGCCCAAAGAATTGGGAAGATAACCATATCGAAGAAACACACAACCATATACATCCAACCCATTGCTGGACGCCATTTCTTCTGCATCCAATCTTCGTCTTTTTTCTTTTCTACAATTTCTTCTGCCATATATTACCTCTTCTTTAAAATTCCAGGAAGTTTTGTTACAATTTTTGAACCGACCGCACCAATTGCAAAATTTTGCAAACGATTAATGAAACTATTTAATGGATCTCTCTTAGTTTGAACTGCTGATGGAGTCTGATTGAAAATCGGAGTATAAGTGCTTGGAGAATCACCCATAAAATTATAGGGAGAAAATCCACCATCAGCAGCATCATTATTTTCAACTTCTTCAGCACCAATACGATAATATTTGTACGCAAAGTTTACTGATAACTTCATAATATCTTTGTTACCCTGATCTAGTTGAATGGCACCAATACTCTTTGGAAATGCTTCAAATAGTTTTACACCATATCTAGATTGATTTTTTAAATCTTGTACCTCAATAACAATATCACAAGTATAGTCATCATAGTAGTTAAAGTTTCTTGTTCCTGGATTTTGAATATATGTCATCCAATTATCAAACAGTAATTTAACTTTCATAGATGTATCAACATAAAAAGACATGTTAACATCTTCGTATAATCTTTCATATGGTGCTTTCCTAGTCTCACCATATGTTCTCATATCAGCAGTATTAAAATTAGTTCCTGGAATTTGAACTTGGTCGCATAATAGGATAGCATCGCGCATCCAACCATTCTCTCCAAAATTCATAATTTGACTTTCAGGTTTTGCAAAAATACCAACAATGAATCGGTTATTCCTAGCAAGACCATCTTGTTTTACTTTCGATATAAAATCGTTTAATGGGGAGTTTGCCATTTATGCTCTTCTTATAATTTTTCTGGAATCTGACCAGACTTGTTGTTTAGATGCGCCAACGAATCTTTCAACAGGTAACAACATAGCAGTTGCCCAATCTTCTGAATATATTTGTCTAAATTGGCTTCTTACATGACCAGATAAATATTGCTTTACGCAGGGTTTTGCTGCTTTGTATCGAGATACTCCATCGAGTAATGCCCAGCTGTATTTAAGTTTAGTGGTTTCATCCCAGCGAGAATTGCTCTTAAATACTAGTAATTGATCCAATAGATTTATACGTAAATCATATGGAAGATAATGCATATTGAGACCATAGAAACCATCTGCGGTTTTCCTAAAGGGAAATACTAAAGGGAATCTATCATAGTAAGGTAGGTCATCTTTTGTCTTAGGATCGTACACATACATATACAGATTCCCAGGCATAATGGCTGATCGCATGTGGCTTGGTTCACCCTTCAATACCTTATTGGGGGTGATGTTTTGCTGTGCCATTGCGGACACTTGTTTTTCAAACCAGCTCTTAGATCTCTTTACCGCAGTTAAAAGATCGTATTTATTTTGGTCGAAAACGTCTTGAATTGGTTTCTTAATAGCCATATTCTTTATTTAGGTCAAACCAAGCCGAGTTCTTTTTCTGTTATAATTTTGAATTCCCAACCGCGATCTTTGGCATATTCAGTGGCTGCTTTCCATTTTGCTTGGTTTTTAATATAAGTCATAGATTCTGTAATATATCTTTTCGTTTGACGTCCAGGATATACAGGAGGTTCGCATTGTTTTGCTGGTTTTACCTCAACCAGATATCGTTTAAGATTACCGTCTTTCTGTTGTACTTGAACTTGAAAATCAACAAAATAACGATGTATCTTATTATCAGTTGGGCAACGATAAGGAACAATAGTTTCCTCTGATTGCCATTTTATAATGCTTGGATTTTTGTCGCACCAAGAGGCAAAACGTGTCTCCCAACTAGAACGCATAATAATGTTGGTTGGATCTCCAGTGTATTTTTCTGGATATAAAGGTTTGAACAATCTTTTATGGAACATAAATAAACAATAGAATAGCCAATAACCCACTATTTAGAGAAATTAAATGGCAGATACCACTCCAGCAACGCAAGCACCACCTGCTTCTACCACTCCCAAAAAGAATCTTTATACACCAAGGGGAGAAGCCAGTTCATTTGAAGACGGTAAGTATGATATAAAAAACTATACATACCCAGAAGATCTTTATTCAAATCGTGGAGAATATGGTGGTAATTATGCTATTTTCTATATTAACGTATCAACTGATTCTAAATTAATTCCTCCAGGTGGCGGGGAATCAGTAACTGATATGACTCCAAGAGATCGTGGTGATATGGTCGCTATGGGTTTGACTGCAACTCAATTAGCAGCAGCCAATGCCACTGCTGGAGCCATAGAAGGCGCAATTGGTGGTGGTTTACTTACTGGAAATAAATCAGGAGCAGCAAAAGGTGCAGTTGCTGGTGCTGTTGTTGGCGCAGCTACTGGAGCAATTGTTGGAGCGCAAGGTAGTCGTTCACAGAAACGATTAAAAACTGCTATTGCGCTTCATATACCAAATAACCTTTCTATTAATTATAGTGTAACTTGGAGTGAAGAAGATACTGGTGCAGTCGCCATGGCAGCAGCAGGTGGAAGTGAACTAATGAAGGCACTAACATCTGGTGGTAAAAATAGTGATGTTACTGGCGTTGGTGCCGCAATTTTAGCCAATATTGCATTATCAAAAGGTCCAAACCAAGGCGCAAATTCTGCAGCAACTGGACTAGCAGCAAACCCCAAGAAAGAGCAAGTATTTAAAGGCGTAAACTTTAGAACATTTAGTTTCGATTATAAATTCTTCCCACGAAACTCAACCGAAGCAGCAAACATCTTAGATATTATAAAACAATTTAAATATCATATGCATCCAGAGTTTAAAGATGATAATAATTTCGTTTATATCTATCCTTCTGAGTTTGATATTTTTTATTATCAAGATGGACTAGAAAACTTAAATTTACATCGTCATACTTCTTGTGTTCTAACAGATATGGCAATCAACTATGCTCCGAATGGCATGTTCAATACATTTGCGGATGGTATGCCAACTCATATTGATATTACATTAAGTTTCCGAGAATTGGCTCTATTGACCAAAGACAAAGTTAAGGATTTCTTATAATGTATTTTAAAAACTTCCCAAAATTTCTTTATGATTTTGATATTACGAAAACTGTAGGGTCAGGAACGCAAGCCAAAGC